GCGGGTCCGGATCGACGGTCACTGTCCCTAACGGGGCGCTGCGGATGGTGCGTCTCGATGGCACTGGCACGAACGCCAACGTTATCGACATTACTCCGACTGCAGTCACGAGCATCACTGGTACGGCTAATCAGGTGATCGCGTCCGCATCTACTGGGCCGGTAACCCTGTCGCTGCCTCAAAACATTGGAACGGCCAGCACGCCTGAGTTCGCTCGGGTGCTTGCCGGCGGCGGGACGGTGGCCGCTCCTTCGATCTCATTCTCGACCGACCCAGACTGCGGGTTGTACAGCACGGCTCCGAATGCCGTTGGCATAGCCACGGATGGCACCCTCCGCACTACGATAAATTCAACCGGACTGACTCAGGATGGTTTAATCAGTTCTCAGTCTGGTACGATCCGCTGCATATTGCAGGCCGGAGCAGGCGGCGCGGGTGGCATTGGGACGACGTCTAATGATGATGTCATCATCTTCCGCAACTCGGCCAACGTTCTGCAGGTCATCGCTGGTGGAGCGCTGGTATCCGTAACTGGGGCAACCCTCACCCTTGGCGGGGCATGGACCAACGCATCGAGCGCAGCACTGAAGCACAAGTTTGAACCGGTGGCACCGACCGCAATACTGGACGCCGTGTCGTCCATGCCGATCACTAGGTGGGAGTACAAGTCTGAGCCCGGTGTTCGCTACATCGGCCCAACCGCGCAGGACTTCAGGTCCGCGTTTGGAGTTGGCGACGACACATCGATATCGACTGTAAGCGCAATAGGCGTTTTGTTTGCGGCTGTGAAGAGCCTCACGGAAGAGGTTAGGCGGCCATTGTGGAAGAAATTACTGGGGGTGAAGTAACGTGCGTGATGCCAGCCTGGAAGCCTCGACTATCGAGCTGCGCCACTCCTTTGAAGTAGGGGTGTTGTCACAAAATCCAAAGACGAAAGAGGGAAGGCTAATGCCAGCCTGGTCTCTGAACCAAATGTTTTCATTGATAATTCCCACGTCCGGGTGGCCATGGTGGGCTGTTGCTGTTCAGGGCTTATTGACTGCTATCGGTGCTGAATTGATGTCTACGAGTGTCGCCCTGAAGTGGCTTACCATCGGCTGCGTGCTTGACGTTTCGCTTTCCATGATTCGCAGTTGGCGTCTTCCCGAGAAGTATCCGTTTTCGGTCCTCGTTCCGGATGTTCTCGTACGGGCAATCGCACTTTACTTGTCCTGGTCGCTGTCCAAAGAAGCTGCTTTTCAATTCGAGTACAGCGGATTCTCTACAAATCCTGGAGAACTGCTGGCTATATTCTTCATCACTATTGTCTGGGCGAGCGCTGGCAAGAGCAGCGAGAAACTTGGGATGCGCTGGCCGGCCGGAGTGATGTTCCTATTCAACAAGATCCACTCCTCGCTCGATGACGTGGAACTGGGTGACAAAGCGTTCAGTATTCTGACAAAGTTCACCCACACGACAAACGGGAACACGGAGACTACCAGCAAGACAGAGACGATCACCGAGACCAAGACAGAGGAGTAATGGCTGTCACCAAGCTACAGTTCAGATCTGGCATCGTTAAAGATGTTACGGAGTTATCCAACTCCGGCGGCTGGTATGACGCCGATCGAGTTCGCTTCAGGCTTGGGTATCCGGAGACTATCGGTGGCTGGGTCAAGTATTCGGAGAATCCGTTTCTGGGGGAGTGCCGGTGCCTGTTCCAATGGACCGCGCTGGACGGCACTAATTACACGGCGCTCGGAACGAACCTAAAACTGTACGTCGAAACAGGCGGCCAGTTCTACGATATCACTCCGATCCGCAGGACTGTCACGCTTGGCACTGATCCATTCGAGACGCAGTCAACCTCCAACGGAAAGTTGACCGTCACTGACACCGGGAACGGAGTAGTTCTGGGCGACTTCGTTACCTTCTCTGGGGCGACTGCGTTTGACAACTACACGACCGGGATGCTGAACGCAGAGCACCAAGTGATCGAGGTGCTTACTAGCGACACGTATACGATCGAGATCGATGGCGTCACGTCGGCTGTTGCCGGAGTGACTGGTGGCGGCGCGGCAGTGGAAGGCGAGTATCAGATCAACACTGGTCCGGACACGCAGATCTTCGGCACTGGATGGGGGACCGGAACCTGGAGCCGTGGAACCTGGGGATCGTCATCGACGTCTGGAGTGTCAAGCGGCCAGCTTCGCATCTGGAGCCTCGACAACTTCGGTGAGGACCTCGTGGCGTGCGTGCGAGGCGGCGGCATCTACTACTGGACCGAGAGCACTGGCACTGGCGTGAGAGCAGTAGCGCTTTCTGATCTCTCTGGGGCCAATCAAGCGCCAGTCATTGGGACTGAGATATTCGTGTCCGACATTGATAGGTGCCTTGTTGTCCTCGGTGCCAATGAAGTGGGTGGGACGACGCAAGATTTGATGCTCATCCGGTGGTGTAACTCGGAAGACATCACTGAGTGGGAACCGCGCCGAGACACGACAGCTGGCGCAAGCCGCCTTTCCTCCGGGTCGCAGATCATCTCAGCCATCAGAGCTCGCGAAGAGACAGCTATCTGGACCGATAAGACGCTATACACGATGGCGTTCACCGGACCGCCGTATACGTTCGGGTTCACTTTAATGGGAGAAGGCGTGTCTATCGTTGGTCCCAACGCGGCGACTGAGAGCAAGAACACTCTGTTCTGGATGGACATCAACGAGTTCAAGCTATACAACGGCAGCGTCACGTCCATTCCGTGTCCCGTTCAGAACTATGTATTTGGAGACATCAACCTCGAACAAAGGTACAAGATCGTCGGCGTAACGAACGTGCGCTACAACGAGATCTGGTGGTTCTACCCATCTGCTGGCTCGAACGAGAACGACCGTTACGTGATCCTGAACTACAACGACGGGACGTGGTCGGTTGGGAGTATCGAAAGAACATTCTGGTGGGATAGTTCATTCCAGGGTGGATACCCTATTGCCACTGCCAACGGCTACATCTACGTCCACGAGTACGGAGTCAATGCCGATGGTCTGCCGCTTGCCCCGTACATCGAGGGCTCCGACATGACGATAGCGGATGGGGACCGGTACACGTTCATTCGGCGCCTGATCCCTGACATTACATTTACTGGACCCAACCAGACAGCCATTGCCAACTTCACTATCCTGCGTCGCAACTTCCCCGGCCAGTCGTTCAGCACTGGTTACGTGTCCGAGGTGATGGCTGATACGACAGAGAAGTTTGTGCGGGTTCGCGGCAGGCAGTTCGCGCTGCGGGTGTCGTCGGATGCGGTAGGCGCTGGGTGGCGGCTCGGATCGCAGCGGCTTGATATGCAGGCAGATGGAGGGAAGTCGTGAGTGTTCACATTCTTCCGGTAAACGATATCAGGCTTCATTCTGAAGTTGGCATTTATTGCCACTGCAACCCCAGGGTCGAAAACACAGACGGCGAGGTTGTCGTGATCCACAACGCCTTTGACGGCAGGGAGATGTTTGAGGATAGCGCTGATCTATCAGAAGGGTGCGCCCCCTCGTGAACCTCCGCCAACGCATCGCCGCCTTTCCTATCCCATCTCGAGATTACACCGCTGATGAGATCAAACAGCTTGCTCGCAAGTTGAACTCTCTCATCGAGAACATCTACAACCCCGGCGATTTGGTGGCCACCTCATTGCAATTCTCTGTGGATGGAGTCACTATTCTATTGCCAGCATCCGGATACGGTCTGGGGGTTGGTACTCTGTATTATGAACCGCTTACCGGGAACGTGAAGATTGTCCTTCCGGAAGACGTGTTTGCCCCATCATTCTCCATGCGCTTTAAGCTGCGCGACGTCACGGTGACAACATAATGCCTCTCAAAGAAGTAGCACAACATCTTGAATCCAAAGGTCGCCATGGTGACACCATGCTGATGCACGTCAACCCGACTGAGCTTCAGGTCCTTGAGGCGATGTTAGGCAAGACGACGCGCAACCCACAGACCGGGCTACCAGAGGCGTTCTCTTGGAAGAAGCTACTGACCGGGATAGGCATCGCGGCGGCTGGGATTGTGACCGGTGGTGCTGCTCTCCCCATCTTGATGCCGCTTGCTGGTGGAACGATGCTCAGTTCGCTGTTTTCCAGTGGGAAGAAGAAGGACTCTGTGTCTGAAGCTGGAAAGTATCTCGACGAGCGCAACGAGGCCGTCAAAGGTGGGCGTGGCTACACCTTTGCTCCTCCGATGACGATGCTGCAGTCGATCGCGGATCGGCCTGATTTGCTTGGCCGGCAAAAAGACTACTACGCGCCGCCCGTCACCCCGATGGGCAGGGGGTTCGCTCAAGGTGGGCAGGTCACCGAGGCGCAAGCCAAGGATACAGTGCTGGCAATCCTAGCCCAGATGAAGCAGCAGCAAGAGCAGCCGATGGCGCAAGGCCGGATGGTAGAAGGACCTGGCACCGGGCTCAGCGACTCGATCCCGGCGCGGCTGGGGGTTGGAGAGTATGTCATCCCGGCTGACGCAGTCTCAATGCTGGGCGATGGGTCGAGCGACGCTGGCGGTCGACGGCTTGACCAGATGGTGGCCAAGGTGCGGATGGAGAAGACTGGGACGAAGAAGCAGGCAGGGAAGTTGTCTTTGCGAAAGGTGATGGGTAAACAACATGGCTGAATCGGCATCGTCCGTAGTAATCAATGACATACCAGAGGAACTAAAGCCATTCCGGCAGATGCTTCTCGCCAGTGCTTTTGGACAGGTGTATAAGCCTGAATATATCCAGAAGTACATGCCGAATGCATCATTCCCTACGTCCACTCGTCCTCCTACTGTTGCGCCAACTGAGCCTCCTCCTGCCGCTGCACCGCCTGACATGACCTCGATGCCGAGATACCAGACGGAAGCCATGGGTGGGTCACTGGGTGATATCGCCGCCGCGATCCAGGACCAGTTAGC